CTATCTAACTCGAATCTTTGTTCCTGCGTAAATCAGATCTGGATTTGAGATACCATTCCAAGCACAAAGCTGACTTACTGTTGTCCCGTATTTTTGCGCAATTCCTGACAGTGTATCGCCAGCTTGAATTGTATAGTGTTGCGCCGGCGCATTTGCTCCATACATCCCTCTAATGTCTCCATCATTCACCCAGCACAGGCCATTATCAAGTAAGTATGGATTTTTACTTCCTACTTTAATAGATGTGATCACTCCATGGTTGCGCGCCATATTCGCCGCTTGAATCGCCCTGCTGTTTGGATCTGAAGAACTTACATAGCAGGTGCTAAATACAACATGTTCTCCAACTTTATGCTTTGTTCCAGAAGGTGTTGGATTCGTCGGCGGAGGAGTTGGCTTGTTTCCAGATGTTCCACCCATTTCCCCAGGAAAGTTGCGGTAACATTCATTCATATCTACCGATCCATTGATTCCTGTAACACTGCCGGATGATGTGTACTGCCACATATCCTTATTTGCTCCTACATAGTCACACTGGGAATTATACTGAGCAACCCATTTCGTGAACCTTTCCAGTCCCTTCAGATAATTGTTCCACCAGTTGAGATTTGCATACACACCGCACCAATATCCGGCTTTCTCAATCACATCGCCGAAAATCTGTGCTGCTTGTTTCGCATAACCTTCTGTCCCTACCTCTTCTACATCATAATACACTGGGAATTTTAAGTTATAGCCCTTGATGCACCGCAACACATGGGCCGCCTCACTCCTTGCCATCGCCTCATTCGTTGCGTAAGCATAAATATAAACTCCAAACGGAATCCCTAAGCGAGTACACTCATCTGCATTTCTCTTCCACTGCTTATCATCCTGACTTGCAATGTCATCTCCATATCCTACTCGAAGAATCGCACCATCAATCTGTCCTTTTACCTGCTCCCAGTTAATAATTCCCTGGTGTTCTGATACGTCAATTACTTTCATAAATTTATTCTCCTTTCATGCGAGAGCGCTATTTTACGCTCTCTGAATTTTCTGCTTTACTTGTTAATATATCTAATGCTTTCTTAAGTGCTGTTGGGTATTTCACCCCCATGATTCCAAGGTTTTCTAGGATAGAAATTCCCTCATTCGCAATAAATGCAAAAATAACCGCTGACCGAATATATTCCACACCAAGTGTAACATCTAACCGGTACGCAATAAGTATAACAAGAAGAGAGCCTCCTTTTCTGCATAATCCCTTCCATGCTGAATAGCTGCTTAATGCTCCGGTATCGGATTTATTGCTTTTCTTCCAAAGTGCAGCAATCAAAAGCCCCAGGATAAAATCTACACCCATAAAGATAAGCAATGTAGTCAAATCTTCCGACCAACCCCCCATCAAATTTACGATTCCTCCCACAACCGCCCCGAATACTGCACATAAGTATGCTTTTACATTTGCTAATTGTTCCATGTTCTTAATCCCTCACTCTCCTAGATTTCGACCTCTAATTTTTTCAAGACCTGTTTCACCTGCTCCAAAATTATTTCTGGTACATCATCGATGGTTTTTACTCCTTTAATGATTAATGTTGCGTAAACTACTGCCATATCTCCCACCTCCTTCCGCATTAAAAATAGTAAAAATTTAAGCATTGCCATCCACCTCTCCGGGCTTAAGCAATGCCTGCATCTGTCCTAACATTTCGTATACTTCACACAGCGCTAACTGTGTTAGAGTAAGTTCTTTTTCCGCTTGTTCTGCTCGCTTTTCTGCTTCTGCAAGACGAGTTTCAGTATCTTTTCCCTGCTGCTCCATCTCTATCTCAAAAATCTTCCCTGCATTTTCACGGATGTACGAAAATATAGTGTAATTTTCAAATGTTTCTTCGATTTTTCCTTGATCATTTTCAGCTTCGATTCTTGCTGTTGTGATCGGATCTGTAAAAAGGTGCTTAAGCTGCTCATAGCAGTTATTAAGGACACTTACATGCAGCTTTCCATCTGCTGCTGAGATTGCTTGTACTTGCAATGTCTGTCCGTCTGCAAATAATAATTTCATGTTATCATCTCCTTTCGATTTATATAAAAAATGATGATTTGTCCATTGGATTAAAAAAAGTAAATAATCAATTAGCTGTCAAAACTCGAACTATCGAGGGTAGCTATTTGACTGCGCAGGTTGCGGAATATGGCAATTTGGTATGGTTTAGAATAAGCGCCAACACTAAAACCACACTAAATAAAGGCACGGAATACAAACCGTTTAGCATTTCTTCCAGTGCACCTTTGTTTTCTGTGTATCGGCGTATCACAATTGATGAACTAAAATCATTCAACTTTAAAATTGACCAAAGTGGACAAGTAACGATTATACCAAACGTACAAATCCCTGAAGGGACTGGTATTAATGTGAGCGAACTGTACCTTAAAAAATAAAAGAGTGCTACATTACCTCATATACGGTCATGCGCGTCCATTGGGTATCTTTAAATGTAACAGTTAATTTGCCGTCATTTATTTCCCGGCTAACCACGTCACTTTCCGTTCCTATTACTGTCTTAGTCCATTCGTTAGTTCGAATAAATAGTAAATAGGCATATGGAGGATATGCGTTTTCACTGCCGTATAATCTGCGGAAAAATACAAGATACATGTGGTCTTTGCGCATGCTCTTTTTCATAGTCAACGATTTGCTACCTTCTTCTGGGGAAATCACATCGTCCCAGAAAGCAAATTTGCCTAGCGCAGACGACATGTTTTTTACTTTTGTATCTAGATCAGATGCTTTCTTTGACAAATCATCATTTGTCATAGTGATGCCAAATAGTGCCTCTATTTTTTCGATGGCAAGTCCATTGATCTTAACTCGATACATCGGCACCTCTGATTCAAATGCTCCTGATCTGATGTCCTGTCTATTCGGTACCGGGTCTTTTGCAACACTTCCGGTTTCCCCTTTAAGTACTGCAAATGTAGCATTTTCCTTTCCAGATTCTTCGTCTTTCTTGTATTTCACAACGATCATGTCGTTTCGTACCAGACCCGGTGTCCCGTTTTCGATTGTTACATCTTCATATTCCCCATCCCCTAAAATACATTGTCTCCCGTATGCCATAAATACACCGTCAAAAATCCGCACTTGATTCGCAGATACCGCCTCTGCACGCATCTTTTCGCCGATATTTAGGACGTAGTTTCCAGAGCCGATGATTCCAGCATTTAGATCTGCATCCTGCTCTGCTGTCACGTGCTCCATACCCCAGTATCCTGTTACTAATTCTAAAGCCATGTTATTCTCCTTTCAGCTTATACTCAACACTCATTTCTCCGCTTTCACAACGCAATATTTTCCTTTCCACCGGCCGACTCAAAAGTATTCCTGCATCACGGTCCCTGGCAGAAACAATATCTCCGATTTCAAGATCCGCTGTAGGAATTGTCATCTTTGCTTCTTTGTAATTCATTAGCTCTTTCAGCTTTTTTGTACCTTCTTTTACTAAGTCCTCTTTTTCCCCGGATGAATAGTCGTATATCGCAGTGCGCTCTTCTGTTCCTTTGTAATATTGCTTTGTTCCGACAGTTCCATCTAATTGTGCGTATAAATGTACTACTATTCGGTTTACAAGTTCTCCTTTTCCCAAACAGATCAAATGATTGATTCTGCCATTGCACGCACGCGTTGTGACATCAATATTATCATCCCCATTGTATTCCAATTCTTCTTGATAGTTTTCCTGCTTAACGGCCTGTATCACTATCCTGCAGGGCTCTCCGGTTTCCCCTTGCATAGCTTTTATATCTAGCCTTGCATTAACTTTTTCTAGCATTGCTGTAAGCCCTTCAAGAGCAGTGGTGTATCGGAATTGATGTTTAGAGATATTTATTCCGGATTCTGCATCCGGGACCTCAAAAAGTAGTCCCGTCCCTTTGTTTAGTACCTGTTTCAAAATTCTGTTGGCATCTCCGGATACCGTTAGATAGCTCTGCCCGCTTGGAGGTTCTATAATCAACTGTTCTAAATATTTTCTCCATGCGCCTCCACGAAAAGTAATGTTTTCTCCGGATGTTATGCTTTCGGTATCCTCGATCAGTCCCCCGAACTCCGTTCCAGGTACAAATACAATGCATTTTTCGGCAATTTCATATTTTTTTGCAATTATTTTCGGTAGTATTAATTCAAAATCGTTGGAATCTCCAACCTCAATATCAGCTTCTGCAGTATCTTCAAAATATCCTAATTCTATCCAGTCTTTATCTGTGATCAGTAGCTCCAAGGCGGCTCACTCCTCTCTTGGAAAAGTATTACATCAAATGGAAATGTTGCGTTCCATTTTACCGCACTTTTTCCGTTTGGAATTTTTTTGAAAATATAATTTTCTTTATCTCTTTTATTAAAAAGGTTTTCCTGCACGCCGTTCCTTGCATATTTCACGATGGTTCGCTTCCTACTGTCAATTACGATATACTCGGAATCATATAGGGTTGCTGCCATATGATACAGATGATCACCTATCCAGATTTTCGGTTCCGTGCACGGACCATAGATAAACATCTTAAAATCCGTTTCAGAAAAATGATCGTTATCCAATCGAGCCAGCTGATGATTGTGATAATAGTCATATTTATAGTCTCTCAGATACCGTTTTTTAGCAGGGCGATACCTCGTCTGATATTTCCGTGGATAATCATACTTGTAATCCGGATCCAATACTGAGTTTTCAATAATATTGTCGTTTTCCTCTTTAGTCCCCTCATCAATGATGGACTGAGAGGATGTATAGAAACTGATCTTTTTTTCGCGGCACCAAAACGGATACGGACAATAGAAAATAATATCGTTTTGCGACCAAGTGTTTTTTATTTTCGATACCCCTGTTTCCGATTCTACACAATATCCCTCAATCCAATAATCACCAAAGTACATGCGCCCCGGCTTCTTTGTTACCACATCGTTTTCAAAGTCATTTCGCAACCTATCGAGGAGAGCTTTCCTTTCAGACAGCTCTCCTCTAAATTGCAACGTAATATCGTAGCTTTGTGCTTCTTTCGTAAAATCTTTTAAAATTTCTCCGAGTTTCGCCTGCTTCGAGTTTGGTTTCCAAGAGTACTTATGGAAATTTCCCTCTGTTGCCCTCATTTTTTCCGCATAGAGGCTATATTCATTTCCGCTGGATGCCCTATATTTTATCATGCAAATACAACCCCCATTTCTTTTAGTGCTCTTGTGACCTCTCTATCTTTCAGATACACTTTTATCACTGGATCTTTATTTGCGATCATCTCCAAAAGCGCTAAAATCGCATACAAAAGTTCTCTGATTGTTGTATCTCCGGATTGTCCAATATTTCCGTTGTACTCGAAATTAGATTCGAATGGCTTTGCTACGGTCCCTTCCATCAGACTCACCGATCTTCTGATCGGTCCGAGGTTTGTTTCGATTCCTTTTGCAAATCCCCTGTCTATCATTTCTCCAACCCAAATTCCCCAGCGCGATGGAGAATGAATTCCGAAGAATGCAAGAACCTTGTCTTTAAAGTTTCCAAGGACACCTTTTACAGCATCCCATAATTGTCCTGCTGCTCCTGCCAGTCCTGATGCGATACCGCTTATAATATTGCCTCCGACAGACCACCAGTCTGTATTTGTAAATACGCTGATAATGCTGCTGATAATCTGCGGAATTTGTGCAATAAGATTCGGAATTGCCCGTACAATACCTGAGGCCAAATTTCCCAAAATCGTAATACCAGTTTGCAAGATACCTGGCAAATTTTGTCCTATTGTGTTGATAAAATTTGATATTACCTGTGCTGCAGACGAAACGATTCCCGGAAGGTTGCTTATAATTCCGTTTGCGACATTTAAAAGCATTTGTACACCGCTCTGCAGTACAGATGGCAACATTTGCAAAATTTTGTTAATAAAATTCGTTACCATCGTGCCAGTCGCCGAAAGCAGTGCAGGCATATTTGATAAAATCCCATTCACAACACTTGATAGGATATTGACTCCAGATTTTAGAATAGAAGGGAGCATTTTTGCAACCTTATCAAGGAAACTCGTGATCATCGTTCCTGTTGCACCGACCAATACTGGTAGCGTGGACAGAATCCCTTGTACGACATTCGTAATAATTTCGGTTCCTTTTGCTAAAACACGCGGTAAATTCGTAACGATTGCATTGATTACTGATCCGATTATATTTCCATCTGTCCCAAGTATTTGCCCTGCTGCATCGTCTAAACCTGTGCGCAGATTTGTGATCAAGCCTTGCGCCACCGCCATCCAGTCAGTTTCTAATAGCGCTGTCCCGAGTGCGGTAATCAGATTCCATCCAGCTTCGATCAAAAACGGTAGTCCGCTGATAATTCCCGTAACCAGTTCTGTTACAAGCTGGATTCCCTGCTGTACAAATTGATCTGCATTATTTGCAAATAAGTTTAAATTCAGCGACATCATCGTCATTCCCTGCTCGATGAGTGCTGGGATTCCCCTTATAAAATTTCCGACCATCGGAATAAAATTTCCTACAAAGAATGTATTTACCGTTTCCTGCAGATTGAACAACGGTTTTCGTATGTCATTTCCCAATGTGAGATTTCCAATCACATCCTTCGCAGCTGCCTTCATGGACAGAAATGATCCAGTAAAGGTTGTGGATGCCTCTTTTGCAGTTGTTCCTGTGATCCCCAGCTCTCCTTGTATGACATGGATGGCCGAATAAACGTCCGACAAGTTGCTGATGTCATACTTGACTCCTGTAATCTTCTGTGCATCTGCAAGTAGTCGCTCCATCTCGGTCTTTGTTCCGCCATACCCAAGCTTAAGGTTGTCCAACATAGTGTAATTCTGCTTCGCAAATCCCTGATATGCATTTTGAATGAGTTCCATACTGGTTCCCATCTTATTGGCATTGTCCGACATGTCAGTCATCGCCATATCTGCAATGTCTGCCGCCTTAGATGTATCATTTGCGGTACTACTTAGCAAGCTTGCAGCAAAACTGGTCGTGATCTCCATGTATTCATTTGCGCTCATACCGGCGGTCTTATACGCTTGAGCTGCATTCTCTTTTACTTTATCAGCGCTGTCCTTGAAAAGTGTTTCAATCCCTCCGAGACTCTGCTGCAATGCAGCCCCCTCATTGATGGATGCAGATATTGCTTTTCCGATTCCGGCTGCCACGATAACACCTTTGATTGCTCCGACCATACTACCGCCGAAGGACTTACCTGCCGAATCTGCTTCCGGGCTGATCTGTTTCGATATTTCTCCTCTTATTCCTCTGGCAGACGGTATGATTTGCACATAAGCTTTTGCAAGTTCTGTTCCCATTTATGCTCCTCCCACTCGTCTTTCCCACTCTCGCTTAAAGTCTTCTCCGGATTCAAATGCCATTACATTGTCATTTTTCTCCGCTTGTTCGGTTAGAATCGCCAAAAGAGATTCCGGCCTATTTACTCCATTCGCTCCATCTTGGCTGTTTAGCCATGCAAGCAGTTTTGTATTATCTACGAGTGCCGATAAAAGCATTTCTTCTGTCGTAATCTTTGTATCAGCCAATTTCATCTTGATTCTTGAGTTATCTCCCAGCCCACAAGAAAAGGTCGCAACCGTTTTACACGGCAACGACCTATAATCAAAAATTTTATATGTTTCTGCGAGATCGCAAATCAATGCATCCTCATCAGTATTAATCATGTGTGCCAGGATCAGGAGTTTTTTCCTTGTCCACAGCTGGTAAGGATCTCTCCAATCGCTTCTCCCATTTTCCGTGATGATACTCTTCCGTTTTCTCCCCGGATGTGTTCCATCAGCGCTTTTTTCTGTTCTACTCCAAGTAACTGCGTAGCTACTGCCGGAATCAGGCTTGCATTTCCATTGTCAATCTCACAAAGAGTTTCCAAAAACTCATAATCATCCATTAAATCTTCTTCTACTTCAAATTCAAATCCGTTTGTAATTTTTCCTGTAATCATCATTAAGCTCCCTCTTTCTTGATATATTCGTAGTGTGTTTGTCCATCGCTGTCCGGCACGGCAGTGAGTGTGACTTCGTAGCCAATCGCCTCATTATCCTTATATACAATATCTCCCAGCTCTGAGATGCTCGCATTTGGGACCACGATCCTTTTCAGTGCACCTTTTAAGATCATCTCCACAACCCAAGCACAAGGCTCCGATTCTGTATTATTCGCTTTCACAGTGATTCCTGCATCCAATGTGCCGGTTACATTCTTTTCTCCATATACAGTTTTTAAAACTTCGATATTTAAAATCTCAAGCAATTTGAGTTTAAACGTATCTGGTTTTGCTGTCTGCATATTTAAAATGGTGTCACCGCCCCATGCTTTTTGGGACTCTGATTCTGGACTATTTGTATTTGTAAGCCCATCGTCCGAACAATATCCAAGCTCCTTAAACGCGAGATCCAACGCTGTTGTCGCATCTGTTGGCAGCTTACTTCCTAGCGGTGCCCGGTATACTGCTCCTCCGATTTTCGGCTTACCGGTACTTACATTCTTAACATCCATCTTTTTCCTCCTTAATAATGTGTAATATCAAAAACAGCCTGATACCGATACTCTTTCCGGCTCGTGTCTGAGTACGGATAATCGCTATTCAGGCTGCATCTGCTCACTTCATTGATTTCAATTATGTTTTCCATTGCTGCTTTCAATTTTTCATTTAAGACGGCTGCTTGATACAGAGATGTAGAGTATGACTTAATCGCAATGGTTGCTTGTCGGATGTGATTGTCTTTCCCACTTCCGGTTTTTTCAATCAAAAAGTATTCCTTAGGCATATCAGGCTCTTTTTCCATAAATGCAGGAATTTTAGTCTTTCTAATCAGATAATCACGTACCATTTGCTCTATCATTTTCCACCCACCGCCTTCAATATCGTGTTATTTTCCATGTTGTCTCTTTTCGCTTTCTTGGTAACTGCTGCTATCTCCGCATTGCATCTAGTCTTTCCCACCATACTTGTGACTTCGTATCCGGATCCAAGCTTTGCCAGTGCATTGTTTGCATGTCCTTCACATATCTCAATCATTTCCGGCGACTTCATCATTTTTTCAATTCCTTTGCCGTTTAAGACGATTTTCACTTTACTCATAGCGTGCCACCATCCATTTCTGATTCCAGGAAAGCGGGATGTTATCGGCAATCCCCTCCTGCGGGAACCCAATCACCTGCCAAACCTCTCCCAAAAATTCAACTTTCTGATCTTTCCAATCATGATTATCGCCTTTCGGAATAGCTAGATTGTAGACTCCTTTTTTCCCCGTCAAATTGAACATATCTACAATTTCCGTTGTTCCCGCCGGAGCAACAAGCACATTTTCCACATTCACTCGGCTCTCTTTATAAACAGGATGGCCAAAACCGTCTTTTCCTGTTTCAATCTTATTGATTAATGTAACTGTTATCCCTTTTATCTTCGCCATACAGCTCGATCACTCCCATCCTTTGTCTTCTCAATCCGAGTCTCGATAACTCTGACTTTTTGATAAACAATCCTCCACCAGGAACAAGATATGTACCAGACCATGAGTATCCAAGTGCAGACTGGGACTCCTGCGCCAACGGCTCTGAGTCTGTAGAAGTCATAAGCGTTCTAGCGACCACATCTACCGTGACAGATTTTGCCACACTTTGCAAAAAAGGCTTTTGTTCAATCATCGCATCAAGATCTTTTCCTACTTTATCCGCTTCAACTCTCAGGCAGTCAGATACGACACTAAGCAGCTTCTCTGCTCTCTTTGTTTCCTCTTCGGTCATATCTCTCCAAAGTTCCTTCACATCATTTATTGTCGCAAATGGTTCCATTCTGATCACCAGCCTTTTTTCTCGGTGATTTGGAAGAGACTTTTACCTCTTCCCAATCGCCGCTCAATTTGCTTTCAATGTCGATTACAATTCCGGTTCTTTTATTCCTGTACCGCATTATTCTCCTTCGACCACCCTTGCAAAGTATTCCGGTACAAGGATTCCCCATCCGATATATACTTCTGCGCGAATATACACCTGATTGTATCCTTTTAAATCTTTTCCAGAGTTATCCGGATCTCCATACTTGATAATCTCCATCGGGATTTCTTTCGAGAATCCCCATTTAAATGCCGACTGGAAATCTCCAACAATCGCGTGATCTTTTACAGTTGCATTGTAAACTGTATTGTTTACACTGACTGCCATGCCTCCAAGACTATTTGGAGATGCCCCAAACCGAAACTCTGGATACTGACGTACTCCATTTTCTTTTACTGTTGCCATATCCGCTCCGAATGCAGTAGAGAATGCCATTCCAGTGACGTCTCCCTCCGCTCCCTGCACCGCTGCAATAGCAGCATCTAAGTTTACATCCGGCGTACCTTTTGCATAAGTCACTTTCTGCGTTACTTTGCTGTCGAAGTGGTTTGTTCCTACAACCGTAGAAGCACTTCCTGTTCTCGGGTTGATTCCATGGAAAGCTGCAAGATCCAGGCCTTTTGCCACCTTTTTCGCAAATCCCTCGTTAAAAGCCGTCAAAATCTCAATCTGTTCCTCTTCTGTCGCATATAAAAATTCATCCGATACTCGTGCACCGTACTCAAATTTGATCGGTACGATTTTTACCGGCTCTACCTTAATTCCACCTTCTGTTTTCTTTCCGTTTTCTGCTACGATATCAATTTCTTTTTCCATGGAAAAAATAAATTCTTTCAATCCATTAAAAGGAATTGGTGTCTGCCCGGATAATGCTGCAAGAGATGACTTGCCTCTTACTTTGCTGATTAAATCTGTTACTAATGTTGGATCAAATAAATTTCCTCTTTCTGCTGCCATGTTATTGTTCTCCTTTTAAATTGTTTAACATTTTTCTCATTGCTTCTTTTTTTGAATCTTTGTTTCCACTCGGCTCCGGTTCATAATCCGGATATGGATTATTCTTTTTTAAAAATCCAGAAAGTGTTTTTGCATCTTTTTTCATCTCCTCCTCTGTTTCTCCAGAGATTTTCTCTGCAAGCTCATACGGGATCCCCTCAGACATAGCGATTTTTACTCTACTCGCATTTCTTTCGTATCCCTTGATGAGATTATCTTTTTCTCTTACCTGCTCCGGCGATAAATACTCTTTATACTTTTCCTGCACCTCATCCGCAGAAAGGTATCCATCATATTTTTTCTTTACATCTTCCGGAGATAAATACCCTTCATATTCTTTTTCTACTTTTTCTCTTTCTCTTGTGAGCCTTTCTTTGATCGCCTCATCAAATTGTTCCTGTGTCTCAATCACCTTAAATTCACTCATTTTTGCTCCTTTCCCCACTTAACCCGGTGGTATCGGTAATTTTTATACAAAAAGACACCCCGTAGGATGTCCTTTTAATACCTTGCTTTCTGCTTCTTTTTTTCCTTACTTCCTGCACATTTCCAGTATGCCAAAATCACGGAATCCAAAAGAGAAATCTCAACTCCCTCTTTAATTGATTTATAACCGAATCCTCCATTTGATCCAATCGTTCTTTTTTCGCAGTTGCTCGCCGCCTGCGTTAGTGATGGCTGATTCGCATGACAGATTGTATCCTGGAATAGTCCTTGCTCAAATGTTGCGTTTGCTGTAATAACTTCCTTTACTGTCGGCATTTCCGGTTCCTTTAATCCAGCTTCTTTCATTTCACTTGCGAGAATCTGTTGGCCATTCGCTCCGTCTACAACTACCTTCTTAGGCTTCATCGGAATCAGATAATCTATAATCCACTGGTTTCCTGCTCGTATCGGCCGACAGTCAAGCGCTTCTATAAATATTTTTCCACTTGTAGTCTTGGAAGCGACCGCCATCGCAACATGCTCTCCATTGTGGCTGTATTTGATTCCAACAAAAATATCTCCTTCCAATTCCGGCTTGTCTGTTATTTGCAATGCTTCCCATTCATTCTTACCGATTGCTGATTTTTGATTATATCTAAGCCACAGCCCCAACCTTTGGATGTTAAAATCAACATCATCGTTCGTAATCTCTGCACGAATTTTTCTCTCAGTCAAAATAGTTCCGAGAGATGGGTTTGCTTCATACCATGCCTCAATATCATGTGGGTCTGTTTGATATTCCACCGACCATTCTGCCCATCCGGAATCGAATCCGTTCCCTGACAAAACCGTTTCCCTGAATTTCACAAAAACAGTTCCTGCAGAAACTACCGTTGGAGGCGTTCCGAGCATGATTGTCTGCGGATTATCACTGTCAGATACAATGTATTTCAACGATGTTTCCTGCGCCTCTGTATATTCCTGCGCCTCATCGATGATTAGCAGATCATACCCTTCTCCTAATCCTCCGCTTGATGTTCGTGTTCGAAATTCAATTACACCGCCATCCGGTGTATATAAATGCTCCTTTCCAAAAGCCTTGAAAGATGAAGAGATTTGTATCCCTGCCTTTTCACACATTCTGTCCAACCGCTCCCATACCGCATGAGATGTCGTTGCTCTGTGTGCAGTATATAATATTCTCTCTTGGTGTTTTAACCCCCACAAGCACCTTGCAAGCACATTTTCTGACTTACCATTTCGCCTCGGGATAGAATATCCATATTTCTGATGTACCCACAACCCTTCATCGTTGACCGCCATCAGATCACATTGAATTAGCTGCTGCCATTCCAGCAGAACATTACCGGTCTGTGCATAGAGATCTGCTGCCTCCTGCCCTTTTGTTTCCGAGTAAGGAATCACAACGGATTGCGTGGGTGTCTGACGTCCTTGTCTAATTTCTGCCATGACAACCCTCCTATTTTTAGCTGTATCTTTTATAAGCGATATCACCCCACCGCCCAAAGGGAAATATTTGTGTAGTAAAAATAGCATAAAAATACCGCCAATCCTTGTGATCAGCGGCTTCATTATTTTTCTATTGGCATTATTTCTTTTATTTCATCTATCGGAATTCCATACCACACCTTTCCCGTGTCAAGCTCTATTTCTTCTTTCCCTGACTCTGTATCGAATTCACTCTCTGTGTTTGTAATTACTCCTCTAAATTTTTTATCATCGACATCTGTCACAACAACAGTTTTCCCTATATATTCTTTTACCTCTTCGTATTTCACAAAATCATCTCCTTTTACTTGGATAATCTGGCACAATATGAATTCCATCTTTTGCGTAGTGTATTTTAAATACTGGCGTATTTGCATAATTGCCATTTCTGTTATCAACAACTACCCCCACAATTTTATCATTCGTCACGATAGTTTCTTGATGATTCCATTCTCCATGCCTATTATATTTTATTATTCCCTTTCCGGAATATTTCTGCACAAGCTCTAATATTTCATCATCTGATATCGTAATATAGGATGGTCCATATTGTCCTTTTTCTTTCAAAGCTTTTTCTCTTATATTGTAAAGCTCTGTACCCTTTCTATGTATTTTTTGTCTTTCTGCAACCTTTTTTATATTTTGGTCAGATATAATTTTCTTCTTAATTTCTCTGATAACCGAATCATCTTCCGGAGAGAGTCCTATAAGTTTCTTTGATTTTATTTTACCACTTTCCTTGGATTCTGACCATCTTTTTGTGTGCACATTCTGACGTGTCCCATCGCCCGGCTCATACTCTACCAAACACTTGCAATGCTGATGTCTTCTGAATACATCGTTCCCGGTATCGGATACTTTATCATAATCGTACACTCCGGCCAACGAATCACACCAAGCGCAACATTTTCGAGTAGATGTGCGCACAATTTTAGGGCTGAGTCCTGCTTTACTCTGAAAATCAGCATTTGCTCTAACAGCATCATCTACAATCGCTTGCGTGAAATTAATTATCGGCTCTCTCAACATATATGCAATCTCATCATAATTTTCTCTTCCCGAAATAATGTCTATAATTCCTTGTGCTTTGTCCTGATTGAATTCGGGTCTGATTGCTTTGATTCCGATGCCTGCTTTTTCATTCAGCTGCTTTTGTATCTCACTTGAAATCTCTGATACAATATCATAGTTTCCCTGCAGCATAGGTCCTATAACTCTCTCAGCAATATTATAATACATCCTGCCATCCGGCAGAACCGCCGAAGAAATTGTCTGATCAAAAGCCCCTGATAATATCTCTCCTGTTTTAATAGCAAATTCATGTGCCTCCTTATAGGTTGCACTTCCTTTGCTAATCTTATCATACAATTTTTTTATAGTGCTATCATTCTCAAATTTTCTTTTAAACTCCTCTTGAACAGTTTCAAACAACTTCGGTGCAATATCTTCCATGACTCCTCCTAAAATCCCGTCAAATCTCTCATTTTATTTTCGTCAATATAGCCTGGTATTGCTTGATTGATCTTAATAGCTCCATCTCCATAGGAACTTAATGCTGCTGCATCTGGTTCAAACACCGGTTCCCATTTTGGTCGCGTGAGATAAAACTGTCTTCTTTGATACGGGAAATCATCCCTCAGGCAAGCAGCCAGATACCCTACATTTAGGAACCCTGTGCCGAAAGTCCGTTGTGCTTTTCGCGCAATCAACCGTAGATTCTCATGGCTTGCTTTGATCGCCTCTGCGCTGGATGGATTATCTGTAACAAATCCTAGATCATCTAAAGTCAGCCCCGTCTCTCCTGCAAATAGTCCCGCGAACATCTTGAGCTGCTCCGTATGCGGTGACATGCTTTGCTGACTAAATTGGCCAAAAGTAGGTTTGTCTCCCTCATCATCTTTTGTTATTTCAATCAGCGATGACATCGTTGCCTTCCACTTATCCATTGGATCAGCATCTTGCGACGTTCCAACAACCCACTTCTGCGGAAAAGAATAGAATTCTGCTGCAATCTCTGATCTCTTAACTGTTCGCATCGCACTGTTTACAATGTCTATGCATGCCCGGCTGATCCGGCTGTGTCCGAATGGTCTTGCTGCATCCGGTCGAAAAATGATTGGAACTAAAAGCGGATGATCCACGTTATTCGGAACATCTACCCATCTTCCGCTTGTATGGATCCGCGTAAGTCCCGGAGCGAAATATGCTTCCGTGATTGGATTATAATTGCTATCTCTTTCCAATACCGCATATCCCTCTTTCAATAGACCAGTGGACTGATCTATGATTCCGGTTGCATTACTTCCGTCAATTACCCTAAGTCTCGGATATCCTTCATTGTCCTCCGAAATGTACACAAAGCAACATGCCGAAATCAGCGCCGATAGTACTGCGCTATCAAAAAAAGTGTCTGGATTATTCATCGCAAAGATCTGTCCTATATCAAAGTTGTCTTCCGCAAATCCCCGAAATACAATTCGATCGGCCAGATTGTCCACTGCTTTTCCACACCACCCAAGCACTGTCTGTGCATTTCTGAGTTCAGGCGGCGTGGACACTTGGAAATCCTTTATTCTATTCTTCATTTCATAGTAGTTATATCGCATTCTTACCCGGCTTCTTTTTCCATTCAGCCGCCTTTTTAAGTATTCTGCGCCCTTATAATTTGTCATCTCAGATCTCCTTTTCTTTTAGCGTGTGTTTTTTTTCACAGTCGCCGTGAACCTCTTTCCCATAACAATATGGGGGAGGTATCCCCCCTCTATCCTTTCGTGCTTTTTCTTATATTTTTCCAGTCAAATGTATGTGGCAACACTCGGTTACTTATGATCTCTTCTTTCTTTTCGCCGGCTCCTTTTATTATCTTATCGCTCTTTTGTCTGTTGCACGTCCAGTGGGCCAGCTGGAGGTTATCTATATCAGATGGGTGGCCCCCCTTATTAATCGGCATAATGTGATCAATGCACGGAGACAATGGATGCGGATACTTGTATGAAAAGTCTACTGGCTTTCCGCATATTCCGCACACTGTTTGAGTTGCATATATCTTTTTCTTATTCCGTTCGAACGCTCCTCGATGTGATCCATCTCTGTCTGGTCTGTATGCCATTCTGACTACCTACTTTCTTTTAATTCATTGCATAATAAAAGACATCCGTATCAGATGCCTTTTCTCTTTCTACATTCTTCAATTTATTTTCTCCTCTGTCTCGCTTTCCTGCGACAACTTTGATTTTATCTCACTTTCTAGTTCTTCCTCGGTCATATTTTCCGTCATACGAATTACAATATATTTTTCTTCTGTCTTTCTAATCATAATACTCTTTGCATACCCATGAACTTTTCTTGAAAACTTAATTATTCCCATACAAATGCTTCCCCATGCAAGTACACAATCTCCAATATCTTTTAAATCTATTATAATTTGCATTATGTCAGGATTAAAACACCGGGACATACATTCAAAAGATACTACAGCTCTATATGTTCCATCTGCATATGCATCTTGAGTAAACTCTTGTATTGCTCCATCCTCGATTTTTAAATCCATTCTTTCACAACAATTCGTACTGAATAAAATATTAACTTCTACCATTATAATCCTCCTCAACTAAACACGAAATTACCACATTTATATTTTATATCATTTTACAAATTTCGACAAGTAAAAACACCCCAATATCTAGGGGTGTTTATCAGCGAGAGTTAGTATTATAATCATTCTCCCTTTTCGGGTATGATACCATCATACCATTTTAAAACCGTCGCTACCGTCGTTTTTCAATTTTTTTCTAAAAATCTGTTATGTTTACATCGACAGCTGTCATCCGTATAGACTTTTTTTCGCTTTGGAAAGGCGCGGTTCATTTGATGTGCTACCTGAATCCAATTCAAATCATCAATGTAATAAAATCTAAGAATCATTCTAATTTCGCTCTTCTCGACTTGCTGTATGTATTCCTCCACTTGTGTTTGCTTTTCGAGCAGATCAGCTTCCAATAACTCTAGCTGCGCAATCTTTCTTTCGTAGGCGGCCTGCTTCCGGATAATAGCCATCGTAGGCTTTCCATGTATCTTTACTGTCCGAAGCGGCTTTTTCCCTTTCTTTCCGCAAGTCACGGAATCCGTAACAACTGTCTTATTTAGCCTATCCAGTGCTTTCTTGTCTTCTTGTATCCGTCTTCTAAGGTCTTTAATCTCTTCTTTCATATCTGCGTACTCGATCAATATCTGCTTGTCCACCGGCATTAATCCCCTTTCTCCTTAATCTTCCCACTCAAATCAACTCCCCATTTCCTCAAGCACTGCTTAACGCTATATTCTTGATATGCCGGACGTTTAAATGCTTTTATGGCATTATCTGGAGCTTTATGACTTTCCATCTCGTCATAGTGCTGCTTCTGATCTAACTTCATCTGTCGTCGGTTTCTTCTGCGATCCATCACTTCACTCCCTTCACCTGCTGCATTCTCCGCAATTTGGAATATCATCCATGTGGGAACGGATGGTTTCTGCTACATCAAGATAAGCTTTCATTCTCCCAGCCTTTACTCCTTCATCATACCAGTCCTCTACATCACATAATTCCATCTCGTCGTCTGACATATCTACGAGACTTTCTCTTTTTTCTTCTATCTCTTCCAAAATCTTCTCTAGTATGTTCATTCTCTATCCCTCCATGTTTTCCGCATATTCCGTCCTTGAGATAATGCACACATTTTCTTTTGGCACCTTAAGCATTTCCGCATATCCTGCAATCATATCTTCTGCAAAGTCCTTCAATTTTACACTTGATAAATCCTCTACTTCTAAATCCGCATTGACTTCTGTATAACCGATTTCTCCAACGCCTCCAAACATTTCTGAATCCTTAACTTCAAAATAAAGGCTAATTGTTACATTAATCTTATCCATTTTTAATTCTCTCATCGCTCACACTCTCCTTTTATGTATCAAATCTTATCCCACACTCAGGGCAATAGTTTGGCACATCTGCTATGTCACATAAATAATGACTGTTGCAATTCGGACAACAAAATTCAACATCTCCAAATTCTTCACTGCGCTCAGGATCAATAGCTTTGATTTCTTTTGGTAGCTGCTTTTCCAATGCTTCGATTGCCATGTCGCAATACGGCAATCTTTCTGTGTTATTCATATATTCATCTAATCTTCTATATCCTTTGATTACTTCTATCGCTTCTCTAACTTTCTTCTCGTTCATTTTCTACCTCACTATTCATCTGCAATAAAATCTTTAATATGCATTTGTCCCGGAACACTTTCATCTCCAATCCACCAAGCAAACACATCTTCACCTGTCTTCCATGTATTCTCTTTCCCTCTTCTTTCACGCTCTTTCAACATCCTCTCGAATGCATGTATGTATAGCTTTTTATATTCCGGGAAATCCTCAAACTCTCTGCGCATCCTCTTTCCTGTCATCGGGCAGCCTATACATCCAACACGATCATAGCCGCAATGGTATAGTTCGCACGTTTCGATATGCTCAGAATCAATAAAATCCCATATATCCGAATGCGTCCAGTCTATAATTGGGTTGACGACCATTTTATTTTTCTGCATACAGAGTTCTGTCATTCGCCTGCTTGAAACATTGTCATTCATAAGCATTACTGTGGAAAATTTCTCGGTTTCTTTTTTTGTATGTCCGATTTTCTCAAACTCTCCTCTGTTAGCTCTGTACGTACTCTCATCCCATCTCACTCCAGTTGCAACATACCGGTTGGCACATCCGGTTTCTTTTAAAACAGCGCAGCAATATCTCACTAGCCTTGTTGGCGGCATAAGTTTTTCTGGAATCAGCTTCCACATACTTGTTGGTTTGCCCTTATATATAGGCATTTCAATTTCACACTTGATTCCATCTGATTCTAATCCGCGAAACACCTTCTGTATATGTCTTACAGTCTGTGGTGCATCCGCAGTTGTATGGCTGTTATGCACTTCGAATGGAATCCTAGAACGCTTAAACAACTCCAGCAGCACATCACTGTCCTTTCCGCCACTATATGTGCATGCCAATGGTTTTTTGTAATGATGCAAGCTCATTTCGGATGCCATTCTAATTCTTTCGATTGCTTTTTTTTCTTTATCCATTTATTCCTTCTCCGCTACAAATTGCCCACATCTTGCCTTACCGCCTTTGCAAGTGCCACCATTTAACTGCTGCCATCTGCAAGCTTCGCAACCTTTATAGCTTTTCTTCGTTACTTTCTTAATTCTATCCATTCTCTTATCTACCTCGTCCCGAAAAGAGCCACACGGCTCTTCCTGCCATGCATGCTCTTTCATCGAGGTTTTATTCCTTTTCTTTGACAAAATATACCCTCCCACACTTCGTACACTTGTATCTTCTCCTTACGTTTATGATTCTCCTAAATCTTTCACAGCCGCATCTGCAATGCTGTCGTACGCCATCTTCATCTCTTAATACAACAGCCCTATCAGCTTCCCTGAATATCATTTTCCTATCACCTCCTTTCTCACCCTGCTGCATCCTGGCAGGAAGATTTTATGTTGTGATATATTGTTACTCCTTTTCAGAGTCGGTGCTATAAATAATTTTTCTTGAATATCTCAGTCCAGTTCAGATGTGGATACTCTATCATGAATGCTGCCTGTGCATCTCTGCACAATAACTCTCTCACTTCTCTGTTTGTATGCGCCGCTTCCTCTCCGTATTTGTGATGTACTTTACATAACTGCACTTTTAGCCCATATTCTTCACTCAATTCCCTTTGGCCGGATCCGAATACTACATGATGTTCTTCCGTTTGTTTGTATGTATAGTCATTGTGGAGGGCGGCGCACAAATAGCAGTATCCGCTTCCTTTTGGATGCATGATGCTTTTTCGATGTTTCTTTCTTTTCACTTGCTGCGCTCTCTTCTTTGTTTTCCATACCTCTTTCGGAAATGCCATCATGCTATAATCTATTTGATCGATCATATCTGTTCTATTTCGATTCCCCATTTTTTATCCACTTCCATCTCAAACCATTTTTCCAACACTTCCCTATCTGCCAATAGCTCCACCTTTAAATATTTGTGCAAGTAATCTGCTGCCCCATGCTCCGTCAGACTGTTTAGATATTCTTTTCTTGTCACAATCTCATCTGCCGGCAAAGGCTGCTCCTCCAAAAGTTTGTCTTCCTTCATTTCTTCTGTAAGTAATTCCGGATAATCCGTCACATCCATCTGCCCTTCGATCTGTTCTTCTGTTATTATTTCCTGCTCATTTTCAAAAGATTTTTCCTGCTTTTGCGCCGGCGCAATTTCTTCTTTTTTCTGCTCAGAAGTCTGTATTTTAGGAGCTTCCTCATGCTTCGCGTCCACTTTATTTTCCGTAATATTTTCTTTTGTTTCCGGGTTCGCTATCTCCTCTTGATCTTCTCCAGGAGTCTCTTCGCCAAAATAATTCTTCCAGGTTTCCTCGCCTGCTGCCATTTCAAAAATTTGTCTTGTAATCTGGTAAAATTCCCACCAGGTTTTATTTTGCGGACTTTCTCCAAATCTCTTTATGGCTACTCGGTTCTCATACATCATCAGAAAATACATGCCCTTTTTATAGGATCGATTTCCGGCCGGATTTACAAGTTCTATAAACTGCTTAATATCTGTTTCTGCATATTCTCTCTTGAATACTTCATTTAGAATATCCGGATTGTCTTTATAGAAGTTCTCTACCAGTTTGTACAAATCATCCGCAACGCCCTCTTCCGGTGCCTCTTTATTGAATCGCTTCAATTCTCTGATGTTCTCTCTTGAGGTTTCCGGTTGTACCATTTGTCTATCACTGTCCGGCAGTTTTAACATCTCTTCAAGCTGACTCCGGCCAAGGTCTGCATATTCCGGACGAAGTGTTTCTGAATATCCATCAATCGAATACTCTCTATTGATGCTCATAAACCGACTTGTCGTGGATGGCTCAAGTCCATACTCCTGTTTGGCAAAATCAGCTATACTTTTATATCTATCACGCTCATATAGCTTTTGATCATCAATCTGACGAAGAACAAATCCAATCCGCACAAAACTCTGTTTGATTCCTAATAATTCCCGCTTCAGCTTTTGTTTTATCTCCACCCAATCATTGAGTGTCATTTGCACATATTCCATATCTGCCTCCTTACGCTATGGCCGCCGTCTGGATTGTTTCCGTCAGCGTTCCTGTTTTCAGTTTCATCAGCCAGGTGTCCAGCCATGTCCGCACATTATTTTCATCCGGTTTTTTGTTCTTATCCCCGTGCCACTGTAGAATCCTCGGATTTTTCGCATCTATCTCAACCGTGATATACGGAACGTCAGGCTCTTCTTTGAATCTCAGCATCAGTATGTACGTCTTTCCAGTGTTGTGTTTGTCCAGATATGTATTTCCTCCCACGCAATGATGGAGCAGACGCCCCTCCATGACAATTTCCTCCGCTGATCTGGCCGGTCTGATGATATATCTGCCATCTTCGTATAGATATGTATTTCTGAGTCTCCTGTAAACGTGCCGGATCTCTGGATAACGCTCTGCCACCTCTTTTAGGTGTTTGTCCATTTCTTCTTTGTTGGTTTCCATGACCATTTTGTTATGCGCCGCCTCTAAGTCCTGCGGCTGTTGATATACCGTGTTGCTGATATCATATCCCAGGTTTATCCTCATGCTCAGATAATCGGCATATGTTGTGGCTGTGTTCCTGATTCGGGCTGAAGCACTGCTGCACTCTGCCCCATACTCACAGCCGGCATATTTTTCTATGCGATTGAGTAATTTTTGCAACGTCATGTATCTAGTAGCCATTTCCACCTGTGTTCCACTCAAATTCGTTTCTGCCAAGTGCTCCACCTGTTCATCCGTCCAGTTTTGTCCCTGACGTTTTTCCATCTGCATGACTCCTAGTAGCTTTGTGTCTCCTTTCTTTCTGATGAGCTGTTTTACTCTCTCCTTTCGGATTCCCAGGAACTGATCCGGCCGTCTTGCATTCTCATCAGCAACAATGCCGTAATAGCATTTGACCAGCTTTTCCACCACGTCAGTCAGTCCCATCTTTACCAGGACCTCAATTTGTGGCATCTGACTGTAGCGTTTCAGGTAATCAATCGGATTGATTTTTCCCATGTTCTTTGCGTATTCCTGCAATGCACTATACCGGAACATTGTCCCTTTCATTTCTTCATATGTCTCTGGCATGATCAGACCGGCACTGATTGAAATATTTGCCATTCCGTACAGATTACAGTCATCCCAGAAATCTTTTCCCATATATGGATCATGTTTGTGATAGTCTATCTGGATCTTTTTCCCTGGTTCAAAATATGCCCTCGCAATCTCTACTCCGGAGAGTTCTTCACAGGCGTTGTACATCTCAGGTCCTTTATTCCCAGAAATAAATCCCAGTGTCCACTTTTTCCCAACTTCCACATAACGCATAACCATTCCATTTTCTTTGTACTTCTGTCCCAAAAACAGATAAATATGTTTACTGTGAGTTCCTTTCACTTTTCCCTGACATTTGTACTCTCCGCGTGCTCCGCACATTGGACAGGTACCATAGTTTCCCTCTCTCGGTTCTTCCGTCCATCTCTGTAACTGGCTCTCGTAGGAAATTCCGCTTTTCCATCTCGCATCTGTTACGCCCCCGCACTTGCTGCAGGCTATATGCGCCCAACATCCATGTTTTTTGTAATACAGATAATGCTGACCGTGAAAATACAATCTGTCCGCTCTGTCCATGATCTCTTTCTTCGGTAGTTCTCCGGTATTTGCCATTCTGTCTGCCAGAGCCTCCTTCCGGCGCATATACGCCTTGTGTTCCCTGTTCCGTCTTACCGTTGTTACAATATCGTTCTCATGATCGTATATGTATTCCCACCAGCATCCCTCATCGTATACAGTGGCCTTGCAGAACTTCTTTATCCTTTCCAGATCCTCTGTGCTCTGGAGGATATTTTCTTTTTTCTCTTGCTCCCATGTGGGATGCTTTTCTCCCCATATCACTCTCCCATAACAACTGTCAGTCTTTATTTTCTGTCGTGTCCATTCTTCCTTTTCTGGCCAATATGTACCAAAATCCTTTTTTGTGAGCACGATCCGCACCAGTGGTGTTTCTTTTGCCCCTTTTTTGTTCCTGTACACCTCCAGGAAAAGATGCCTTTCGTGGCCGACAATCTTGACCGCCGTGACGCCAATGTATTTGACAGCCTTTTTTCTGCTAGTTTCCTTTAGACCGAAATACGGTATTTTTTCAATAGCTTTCTTTTTCATCCGTCCCACCTACTTTCCCATGTAATAGTCCATGATGATTTTCTTTGCTCTGCCCATCCCCGGAATCCCAAGAGTGACTTTTCCTGCCGTCACACCTGCAGCTTTTACAATCTCTTTGTCAATGGTTTGCTGATTCTGAAAGGACCACAGCAACAGTGCTGCCATGCATCCTTTCAGTGCTTTTCCTTTTTTCCGCACATTGTGAGCCAGCAACTCATTTTCCATGCATTGGCCACGCAAATATTCTACCCAGTCTTCCATGATCTCTTGTGGTTTTAATTGTTCCGCTTCAACATCAATTTTTCCAAGTGCTGCTGTAAGAGAATCGCAGAGCACCGGAATATCCCCGGCCAAATACATAGTGACAAATTCTTCCGTAATCCCGTTTTCTTTCGCCATTTCTCTCAAACTCTCTGTATCTCCTTCATTGAATAGGTTTTCTGCCAACTCATTTATTTCTTTGTAGCTGTCCATCTCTCCAAATTTGTTAAATAGTATCTTTTCCTGTTCTTTTTTACTCATGTAATCGCCCTCCGATTTCAGTATTTTCAACATTTTCTTGCTTTTGGAACCGCTCTTTTGCCTGCTGCCGCATCCACTCACTATACTCATGCCGCCTCTCTCGTATCATTTCTACCTCGTGCTTGTCCAATTCTGCAGATACCTGCTCCCAAAGTTCCCTATTTTTGATTTCTTCCCCCTTGCAATTCTTAAAATCCCGACTTTTCCACATTTCTAAGTTCCCATTTTGATAATTACTCACGAGATAACTTGAATCTGTCCGTATTTGAAGAACACATGCTTTATTCAGTATTTTCAATACTTTCAGCAATGCAGACAATGTCGATTTATGATATGTTGTCTTTTCTTCACAGACAAACACTTCTCTTGTTTCAATTTCTCCATTTTTCCTCCGGTATTCTGCTACCGCTGCATACCATCCGGCACCCTCTCCTGTGCGTAATGGCCCTTTCAAAGAGGTTTCAATGAATATCTTTACCTCAAACATTTTTAAATCCTCCTGTTTATTCGCACCATCGTGTAGTGTCGGTATTGATACCCTGTTACCGGGTTGATTCCTTCCACTACTGATTCTTTATCTATATAATATCCTTTGTAAGGTTTGATATCTTTCCATTCCCCTTTTATTGGTTTTATCTTCGGTTCCGGAACCGGAAGATTTCTCGAATGTGAGTAGCTGCTCTCTTCTCCTTCCTCCGACTCTTTCGTTATATAGTCTGCAAGCGCTTTGTAACCTCCATCTTCATACAGCAGGCGGATATATACTCCTCCAAACGTCCACAACCGTCTGATCAGCTTATCGCCACCTTCCAACCGATTCATAATCAGATGAAAATGGATTGCTCCTCTGCTTCCCTTCTCAATATTGATCATCCATTTGAAGCTTCTGTTCTGTTTCTTGTATTCTTTTCGGATCTGTCTCTGCAGTTTTCCCCAGATCTTTTTCGCTCCTTCCATATCTGGCCGAAGTTCTTTTTTAAAGGTGAGAGTAAAGTAATAATCATCCTCTTCAAAATTGTGCATGAGCATACGTCTTGCCCTCTTAGCTTTATTGAGCTGATTCTGCTTCTTCACCTGCTCTGGAGTGGCTTTCCTTTTCTTCTGCCTTTTCTGTCCCTTTGCTCCATATCTGCCATCAATATATTCTTCAACCTCAATCCATTTTGACTGCCTTAATCGGTATTCCTTTTTCTTTCTCATTGTGCTCACCTATGTCGTAACTTTAATATCTTAATCAAGTTATAAAAAGGGGTAAACCCTTTGCTTTTTCTTGACTTTGCGCCCGCACAGATGTATACTTTAACTATGGTTTAATATCTGTGTGGCGGAAGTCACTGGCACATCTGTTTGCGGCAGATGTGCTATTTTTTTGCGTATCTTCGAATTCGTTTTTTCTTCAGCTCTTCCCTTCTCGCTCTGTCATAATTGGTTTCGTAATAATACTTGTCCGCTTTTTTGTAATAATGGAATTCTTCATATTTCCCCTGAATGCTTCCTATGTATTCCATATCAATCGGAGCCTCTGAAACAGATCGAGCTTCTTTCGAAGCTCTCGTTAACTCATCTATAGGTTTTCTCTCCTTTCTATCACGATCTATCCCTCACTTTTTCAAGCAATTCTCCCACGATACTGATCGCACAATCTGCATCCGAATTGGTTCTAATTCCCATATTGATGTCGAAGCCATTTCCTGACGAGAATCCTTTTGTTTTTCCATACAGACAAATTGCATGTCCAAAATTTGAAAATTCGATTGCAATGAATGGGAATCCTCTTTCGCCATAACCTCGCTCATGAATATCAAGCACCAAATCCAATAGCTTATGTATCTTTTCTCTGCTTACCATTACACTTCCTCCAATCTTTCTATCAAACGAGTCACGTCTGAACTAATCTTTAGTAACTCATTCTTAATTCTTTTCTTAAATAGTTCCTCCTCTGCTCCTCCGCAGCTCAACTTATCATATAGACATTTCAGGAGATGATGGTTCTTCGTGCTTTCCCTACCTAGATACTTTGTCGCAGCATCTAAGTTACCTCTTGCAAGTATCTCATGAAATGCGTACCGGATATTTTTCTCTGCTGCCTTATAACTAATGCCGTGCATCGTAGCTACTTTCTCATACAAGATCATCATCCTGGCATCTCTCCACGCCCGGTCCGATTCATAGAGTTCCATCACATCAACAATATAACGGAACCCGCTCAGATTTCTCGGCATCCCCATCTCCTGAAGCGCCCGCTTTGCTTTTTCTTTTATCATTTGACTTTTTCCCACCTTTTTCTTATAATTAAGTTGGATTATTACCTGAGGGCGCTTACCGGTTTGCCGACCGTGCGCTCTTTTTTATTGGTCGTCGTGAGATGTCGATCAACTGCAAATCTTCTAATCCTCTTTTTGCTCTAAACGGAATGACATTTGCAAGTGCTTCTCTTGACTCATACTGCTCTACTTTCCCATCTTTGTTTAATAATTTTCCCAAAATCATGCTTGTCCACCTCCTTTCTACCGCCTAAGCGGTTTTCTCCTCTGTAATCTTTTCGAGTGTGTAGTCAATTTCTACATGTTCCTGCTCCTCTATTAAGGAGATCAATACCGCTATGATTTTTTCCATATCGGGTTTCATTCCTCATCACCTCTCTTAAAGATATGCTCCGCTGTTTGTCCTTGTTTCGTGTTCTTTTTGCGAAGTTTGTACACGGATACATCCTGCTGCTCTCAAGGCAGTTATTATATTTCCTACAACCTTTACAAGTCATTACACCTCACCCTTTAACCGAATAATAATGTAAGTGCAATATGTATCAGGAGTGCAAAAACCATAGATATTAAAATAATAAATATTGTAGTTTTCGCACCAACGGTATATACCATCGTGCTGATTAAAGACACCGCGCAAAACATCAAAATAATTATTCCTAAAATTATCCTTAACACATTTTCACCTCTTTCTTCTTGAATTTTTATTGTCATTTGTTTCCATATCTCCTATACTGTTGATACAGGCACCGCCATGCCGAGTATTATGAAAGGAGTTACATATCATGAGAAATAATACTTTAATCGAAAAAGTTGTTGAGATCACTGTTGCTAAGATTTCCGGAACTGATACAGCTACAAATCAAGTATCTGGAAAAGCAACTGCTGCATTTATGCAAGAGATCTACGATAAGTTAGTCGAACTCAACAAGAATGACGATTAATCCATCTTTCTCTGGCAGTCATTAATTCTGCCAGAGCCTTCATTTCTTCTGACAATACTTTTCCTGATTCCTCTTCTGAAAAATCTTTTGTGATTCTATCGCAAGCTTCTTCAATTACCTTGTCTACCTTTTCAACTTCGAACACCTTATTCACCTCTTTTTCTACTCTAGGAAATACTCAATACTTACTCCAAAATAGTCTGCTAAAATTTTAAGCTTTTCCGCTTTAGGTTTACTTCTTCCTCTTTTCCAATCTGATAATACCGACTGAGCAATTCCCGTATCTTTCGATACTTGATATGCTGTTTTGTCAGTTTTACACAATAACTTTGCAAAATTTTCGTACATTTTCACACCACCTTTTGCTTTTCGTTTGATTGCATTTACTACGGAAATGTGATATACTTCGGTTGTGAAGCAAAATATATAACAATTCGTAGCATATACACTTTTATTTTACAACGGTTTTCTTGTGTATGCTCATATAATACTACGTGATTCCGGTTTAGTCAATAACTTTTATCGGTTTTCTTTAGTATTGTTTGTTTTTTATGAAAGGTGAACAAATTATGTATGAGATTTTTAGTAAGTTGTTGCAGGAGCACGGAGTGACTCCTTACAAGGTAAGTAAGGAAACTGGTGTTTCTCAATCTACTCTAAGCGATTGGAAACGGGGAGTTAGTACCCCAAAAATTGATAAATTACAAAAAATTGCAAATTATTTTGGTGTTTCAGTCGAATATTTACAGACTGGTAAGGAATCTGAGATCACAGATAAAAAAGATATGTCTACATCCACTCTCACAAAAAGAGACACCAAACAAATAGAAGCTATTTTGAGTGATACCGAAGCCCTTTTAAAACAAGATGGACTTATGTTTGATGGGGATCCCGCCTCACCCGAGGCGATTGACTCTATTTTGTCAGCTATGAAAATAGGAATGGAAATGGCAAAACAGAAAAATAAAGAAAAATATACTCCTAAAAAATATAAAAAGGATTGATTCTCATGGACATTAAAGAACGAGTGAATGAAATAGCACTTAAATATGGCACTAGAAATCCACTCAAGATCATAGAAGCAATGGACATCATTTTGATTCGCTATCCATTAGAGGGAGTTCGTGGCTTTTATCATTACTTTCAGCGTAATCATATTATTTATGTGGATGAGCGTCTTTCTGAGCAAGATTTTCTTTTCGTAGTCGCTCATGAGCTTGGGCACTTATTTTTACATAAGGATAGCAATGCAATATTTATGGATACACGAACTAATTTTGTGGCAAACAAATTCGAGATGGAAGCTGATCGGTTCGCCTTGAATCTCCTTATCCAGGATTCGGATATTGAGGAGCATTTAGATTTTACCACCGAACAGTTTTCTAGATTATTTGGATATCATAAAAATATGATTGAATTGAGATTAAAAGACTTTAAATGATATAACCGCTTTGGCGTTTATATAAATGTGGCGTACTAAATAGGAAATGCAGGGGAAAGAGAGAAAACAATATGAAAAATAAATATGTTCGCATTTTAGTCACTTTTTTTGGTGGATGGCTTGGGATTCACAAATTTCTTGATCACAAAATTGGTCTTGGAATTTTGTATTTATTCACTGGTGGTCTTTTTGGGATAGGATGGATTATTGATACTATTAATGCCTTCCGTCAACCTTCTTTTGATTCATTAAACAAAAATCCAGTAATTGAATTTTCCAATCCCACTCGCATTGGTGAAAACTTATATGAAAGTATTTTTCAAGTTGCCGGTACAGCTTACTATGAAAATAACATAAAGTCTCTTTTGACACCGAATAAAGATTTTCTTCTTTCAGGTTCTGCCATTGCCAAAAAATATCATGGGGAAAGAAAAATCTATGAATATAATTATTTAAACAAAGAAGCCGTTTTAGTCCCTGAGCCAAACAATCCACACGATCCCAATGCTATTATGGTTCTCGTGGACGGTTTTTTGGTTGGCTATGTTCCTCATGAATATACTGCTTTTCTTCATAATTTTATAAAGAAAAATTTTGTTCTATACACTTCTGCTTTTATAACCGGTGGAAATTATAAAATTGTTTCTGCAGATGGAAGTTCAGTTTTTTTGGAAAGAACATGTTCTGTCAGAATAAAAATAGGCTATAAAAAGAACTAGTGTATTTGATAAAAAAAACGAAAGGGGTTTAATTTAATTTGGATTTCAAAAAAGTACTTGCAAGTAAAATACAGAAAACACATCATCACCCTTTTTTATTTGTTGGAGCCGGGTTTTCAAGAAGGTATATCAACACCGAACGCTGGGATGATTTATTAAGATATTTTTGTATTGAATTCAGCAATAACGAATTCCTATATGACTCATATGCTTCTCAAGTTAGTGAACAAGATTATTATGGTAAGCAACCTAAAATTGCTAGTTTACTAGATAAAGATTATACTCAAGCAGTTTTAACTCAAGCCAGTTTTTCCGATTTTAGAGAAAAATACAAAACAGAAATTCACTCTGGAATTTCCCCTTTAAAATTAGCTATATCTGAACATCTGGCAAATAAGAAGTTAGATGATATTTCTGAGGAAATATTAGAATTGAAAAAAGCGGCAAAAAGAAATATTTCCGGTATTATTACGACAAATTACGATTGCTTATTAGAAGATATTTTTAGTGATTACAACGTTTATATAGGTCAGGATGAATTGATTTTTTCTGATATATATGAAATTGGCGAGATCTATAAAATCCATGGTTCTGTTACTAAACCTGATAGCATTATTATAACTGCAGAAGACTACAATAAGTTTGAAGATAAACAAGCATATTTAATTGCTAAAATTCTGACTATCTTCTTAGAATATCCAATTATATTTCTTGGCTACTCTTTACAAGACAAAAATATCCAAAATATTTTAAAAACTATTGCACATTGCCTAAGTCAAGAAAAATTAGATATTTTAAAAGATCGTTTTATCTTTGTTGAATATGAAGATGGTGATGATATTTCATCCCATGGCCAATCCTTTGAAAATGGTGCCCGAATTGAAATGACTAAAATTCGTACAAAGAATTATTTACCTATCTTCCAGGCTATTAATGAAGTTGACGCTCGATATAATCCTAAAATATTAAGAGAATTGAGAAAAGATATCTATTCATTGGTCCTAGATACAGAACATAAATCAAAAATAGTTGCAACTGGTTTTGAAAAAATTGATTATCTAAAAGAAGATTCACAATTTATATTGGGCGTTGGTGTTTCTCATGGCAACGGGCATTTAGTAAAGGCTGAACAACTTTATGAGGATATTGTCTTAGACAATCAATATTTTAACCCTATGCTAGTGGTGAAAGAATATCTTCCAGAATTATTAAAATCAAATGCTGGTGGATTACCTATGTATAAGTATCTCAAAGAATATTCTTCACCTGTCTATGGTCGCATTCAGCAAAATATAATAAAATACTCAAAAATAAATGACTATTTGAATGATTTATTACGTGAATCTAAAAAAAGTTATAGACGAGGTCTTTCGCAATATTCAGTAAATAAAATAATAGAATTAGAAGGTGAAACTGCAGCATATAAAAAATTGTACTTTTTAGAAGAGGAAGAAATCAATATCAACGACCTAGAAAATTATTTATACCGCATTATTTCAAAAAATATTGTTGAATTAAAAGGAAATTCAGAATTAAAACGCTTAATACGAATTTTCGATTTTATAAAGTATAAAAGCGTTCACGATAAATTATTTAATAGTGCGAACACCTAAATAAAATATCACAAACGCTTTATTCTGAAAAAATTATTTTTGACTGAATGTACTATCATATATAGTGCGAACACCATAATCAAGTACTATTCAATGATACTCGATTCTTTTCCAAATGTCAATATAATCAGAATAAACAACAAAAAACGACAAAAACCGTCCAGTGTTACCAGCACTGAACGGCTTAATATACATCCGAAGATGTACGACATGATTGACAAATATATTGTATCATCTTCGGACAGCTATCGCAATCGGAACATGTATTCGATGGCTGTTATTTTTATACTTATTTTTAATATAATTAACGAAGGAGTGATATAAAATGCCTGAAAAAATTTTGAGATGTGCTATCTATATCCGTGTATCTACCTTCGAGCAGAGTGTACATGGAAAATCCCTACAAGCGCAAAAAGAATATTTAGAGCACTATGCCAAAGAACATAACATGTCTGTCGTTGGAGTATATGCAGACGAGGGAAAAACCGCACGAAAGGAACTTAAGAAACGAAAAGCTATCCATGCTCTGATAGAGGATGTAACGCAAGAGAAAATTGATGTGATTCTCTTCTGGAGACTCGACCGTTGGTTTCGTAGTTTAGCAGACTTCTATAAAGTGCAGGACGTTCTTGACGAATATGGTGTGCGGTGGATCTCTGCATCTGAACCCGGAATCAACATGGAGACGCGTGATGGCAGGCTGCAATTGAATGTCGTACTATCGTTTGGGCAAAATGAAGTTGACACAACCTCTGAACGTATTAAATTTGTAAACGAAGCATCTATCAAGAATGGACGTCTGATTTTCGGCGAAGCAAATATGCCATTCGGCTATAAATCTGGTGTAGTTGACGGAAAAAAATGTATGATTAAAGATCCCGAAACGGAACGCATGGTAATAGACTTCTTTCGGCATTATAAAAAACATCAGGGAAAACAAGATGCGCTGAAATACATGCAGCGCACTTATGGAATCTATTTTTCTTATGGTATGCTTAAAACTATGCTTTCTAGCGAATTTTATAAGGGTACATATCGAGGATATCCCTACTGTCCTGCGTATCTTACAGAAAAAGAATGGAATGAAATCCAAGAAATCTCCGTCCGTAATGTAAAGCGGGCACCATCAGGTCGAGTATATCTATTTACAAGTCTAATGCGCTGCCCTTCGTGCGGTCAGAAATTGGTCGGAACCGGATGCTCATCAATTTCAAACCGCAAAACCGGTAAAAAGCGTACCTACTGCTATTACCGCTGCAACAAAGCTTTAGCCGACCATCTTTGTCCGAACAGACACCGCGTAAGTCAGAACCTTATCGAACAATATTTGCTCGAGAACTTATCTAGTGAATATGAAAAATATAAAATAAGAAGCAATAAAATTAATGAGGAGAAAAAGAAAGTTCGCAAAGCAAAAAATCCTGCACAGCTGAGTAAGGAGATGGAAAGACTTAATTTGCTATTCCAAAAGGGAAGAATATCTTTCGATTATTACGATGAAGAATACCAGCGATTAGAAGAGGAACTCGCTTTCGCTGCCTCTGATCCTTCACTTGAAGAACCGAAACGCAATTATTCTGAGCTAGAAAAGCTTCTGCGGACAGACTTTAAAGAAATGTATGATTCTTTATCACTTGAGAATCGTAGGGCATTTTGGCGGTCCATAATAAAACAGATACACCTTAATGATGATTGCACAATAAAAGAGGTAGATTTTTTGTAA